TCTGATTATAAAACTAAGTATTCTATTATATACCCTGACTTCAGGAGTTTTTGTAACTCATTACTTTCTAAGTATATAACAGGGGGTGAGTAGTTGCTATGCCATTAAAAGAAGGCTCAAGTAAAGAAACTATAAGTACAAATATCTCTCATTGTATGCACGTTTATCACGAGACTGGCAAAGTAAGTGGCAATCCTGTAGACTCTGAGAAAAAAGCGATGGAGATTTGTTCAGCTATGTCATTTGATAGCGCTAGAAGTAGTGCTGGTAGTAACGCTCTAAGTAAAGCTATAAGGAAGAAACGCAAATGAAAGACGATGAGCTCTTACAAACGTGGAAAGAGAGAATACAAAAAGGTATAAAGTACCAGTTCAAGTATGGTAGACCTGCATCTTGGGAAATATACGAGAAAAGACTAAGGTGTGATTGGGAAGATAAAGGGGATATAATTCCTGTTAATCTTATCCATGCTTTTGGTAAAGCTATTATTCCAAAGGTGTATGCTCGTAATCCTCGAGTTACTTTACGCCCTAATAATCCACAGATACCATATGTGAAGCTTAAGGCTGCTGAAACTACTGTGAATTGGTACATAAGGAAGCTTAACATTAAGCAGGAAATGAAGAAGATGGTAGCTGATAACTATGTTAACGGGAATGGTATATGCTTCTTTGGATATGATGGAGAATATGGATACAGGCCCAATCGTGCTTCTCCTTTACTTGAAGGAATGGGAACTACTGATAGATTTGCTTCCGATATGAACTATATCGAGTATAATAAGAACATATTTCCAGGAGCTCCTTGGATGCTTAGGGAACGTCCATTGGACACTATTGTACCCTTTGGTGCTACTTCAATATCTACGACACCTTGGATAGCTCATAGGTCTATTAGGTTAGTAGATGATGTTCAGAAGGATGAGAGGTATTTGCCTAATAGAAGGGAAATAAAAGCTAATAGGCAAATTGAGACTGAAGGAAGTTTCTCTGACCCTATATATAGAGAGATGATGGAAGATGACGAGTATGTAGAGATATGGGAAGTTAGAGACTATAAGACTAGAATGATATATGTATTTACTATAGACCATGATAAGTTCTTAGTTAAGGAAATAGATGAACTACAGTTTAATGACTTACCTGCGGCTGAGATGATATTTAACATAGACCCTACGAGCTTTTGGGGTATACCAGATGCAAGGATTATAATGCCTCAGCAAGATGAACTTAATGAAATTCGTACGCAAGCTAGGGCACATAGAGCTGCAGCCACGATTAAGGCTATAGTTCCTCTAAATTCTTTAACCCCAGAGGCTAAGAAAAAGTTCTTAAGTGGAGAAGTTATGCCTATAATAGAGGTAAATGTAGATGATGTAAGAAAGTCAGTCTTACTTCTCCAACCTCATGTACCTATGGACTTTGGTATTCTATCTACTCAAGTGGTACAAGACGTTAGGGAGATGATAGGCATGGGACCTAATCAGGCAGCTACATACTCCCCTGGTAGAAAGACGGCTACAGAAGCTACGATAGTTCAAACAGCTTCTGAATTACGTATAGATGAGAGAAGGGATGTTGCTTCTGATGTACTCATTCAAATAGCTAAGAAGATATTGCAGATGGTATCTACCTTTCAAGCTACTAGTGAGGGAGTTATACCAATTACAGCTCCTAATGGAGTTACTAAATGGGCTGCATATCAAGCAAGAGATTTAATAGATGACTACGATTATATAGTAAACCCTGATGAATGCCTTCCTTATAATATGCAGGTTAGGAAACAGAATGCTCAAGAGTTATATAGTATAGGTAGGCAAGACCCATTATTCAATCCTTTGGAACTTGTCACTTTCTTACTTGAACAATATCCTGAAGCTAATCCTGATAGACTTCTAAATCAACCGGGATGGGGTAATAATATGGAGCAACCTATGCCTGGGAACGCTTTAGGGCAACAAATAAAGAAGGAAATGGGAGGTAGTAAAGGTGCCAATGTACCGGGTAAAGTGCCTCAAATGCGGTAAAGTATTTGATGAGTTTGCTAGAATAGAAGATAGACTTCAGATAAAGTGTGAATGCGGAGGTAGTACAGAGATATGGTTTGCTGGACTTACTTCCGTGAACTTACGAACTACTATGTACGGAAGAGAGAATAAGCCGTTGGTATTGGAGCATATGACTGAGGAAGATGACGATATAGTGAAAGTGACTAGTAAACAGCAATTAAGGGATGCGGTTAAAGAACATAACTGTATATCCCCAATATTAGATTGAAAGGAGGGAAAACTATGAAGAAGGAAGATAAAGGAGCTTTAGAAGATTTAGCTAACTTGACTTTAGCACCGGGTAAAGTGACAGAAGCTGTAGTAATGGGTATAAAAGCTGGTGCATCTGATGCAAAGGCTAGCTTAGGTGGTACGCCTGAGTCTTCGAAGCTTAAACTGAAGATGCTTTCAAAGAAATCAAAGAAGATTAAAGAGAAGTTGCCTGCACATATTAGAAAGGCTTATATTACTATAAATGATAAGAATAAGAATGAGCCTATATCAGTCAGCTTTAGTGGTGAATGGGCAGGAAGCGATATAAATTTGGCTGGAAAGCATTTAATTTTAGAATATGGTGTATATGTAAGGAACAGAAGTATAAATGGGTAATCCTATGCTTGAGTTTATAATTGAGGAACAGAAGAAGGATGATGAGCGTAGGAGGCTTTACAAAGAGTATAATAAAAGGAGAGAAGCTAGGTATCCTGGGTATGCTAGTATAGCTGGTAAAAAGTGGAGAGAAAAGCACCCTGGGTATGCTAGTGCAAATAGCAAAAAGTGGAGAGATGATAATCCTGATTATAACAAGAAGTATTCTGCTAAAAATTCTGAGCGCATTTTGGTACGTACTAAAGAGTGGCAGGCTAAAAATCGTGAGCGCTGTCTAAATTATCAAGCAGAATGGAGGGCTAAGAATCCTGAATATGCAAAAGCATGGCGTGAGACCTGTGTTGGAAGGACGTCTGTTCAAAGAGGACATATTGTGAGAAGGGATAGAGAGCGAAAGCTTGCTAATACACTAACTTTTGATGAGTGGTTAGAGATATTAGAGGATTATAGGTATAAGTGTGCTTATTGTGGTGAGAGTTTTAGTCATTCTAACTTGCCTACAATAGACCATATTATTCCTATAAGTCGAGGTGGGAATAACGTAAAGGAAAATGTTGCCCCTGCATGTAGAAGTTGTAATTCTAAGAAGGGCGTGCGATTAGTAGAAGAAATTATAAAGAAATAGGAGGAATGTTATGAAGATACCTGATAATGAAGTTGAGATTATCGACGAGACTGTCGTAGCTGGCAATATGCCAGATGAAGGCGAAGATGCTAAAGAGAAAGTAGACGATACTACTGACAAGGAAAACGTGTCAAAGAAGGAAGAAGAAACGAGTACAAGAATGAAGAGACTTGAAGAAAGTCAGGAAAGACTCATGAAGGTGTTTACATCTCCTGAGTTCTTTGCTAAGTTGGGTAATTCTATGAAGCAAGAACCTGTAAAGGAAGTGAAAGCTATACCTACAGCGGAGCAAGTGCAAGCAGAGAGGGATAGACTTGAAGGTATGAGTAGACAAGAGTTCTTATCTCATGCACTTTCTAAAGTAAGTAAAGCTGCCACTGATGTTGTTAAGCCTGAGATAGATAAGTTAGCTACTCAAATGGCTACATTTATTTCTGGTCAGGCTAATGTCGCTGCACAGGGCACGGTTAAAGACTTTATAGATAGAGTAGGACAAGCTGAGTTCGATAAGTATGGAGCTGCTATGGAAGCTAAAGCTAATACAACTAGAGGAAATTCTATGGATGATTTATATTCTTTAGTTTCTGGGAAGAAAGCTCCTCAATATCCTCAAGCTAGAATTCCTAATAAGACTCTAAAGCCTGGAGAAGGCTTAAGAGAAATGACTGAGCAAAAAGACTTATCTTTGGATGAAGCCTCTTCACGAAACTTCGACCACATCTTTGGCAAATCTAGAAAATAAGAGGTGAGTATCGTGGCTTGGAGTATATCCAATTCGCAGTTAACTCAAGACCTTGACGACCTATATACAACTACTTGGAGAGACCATAAGAAGGAAGCTATAGACCAGATATTTGTGGAGACTCCACTATGGTTCTGGTTCTATAAAGCTAAGAAAGCTGTTCTCTATATTCCTGGTGGTAAGTTTATAGTTAGACCTTTACTCTATGGTAGGAATACTACGTTTAAGATGATGCACAAAGGTGGAACTATTGACTTGTCTAGAGATGAGAAAGCTACAGACGCTATTTACAAATGGGCGTATGCGGCAATTTCTCTCGTAAGATACTGGCAGGAAGACTTACAGAACAGGGGAAAATACCAGATACTTAATCAGATGAAGATAGAGATGGATACTGCTAAGAGTGAATGTAACGACCAGTTAGAGCAACAGCTATTTGGTAATGGAGCTGGAGACGATATTAATGGACTGGATAATGTAATCGTTGCTGCTGCTTCTGGTAGTAGAGGTACACTTGGTGGTGTAGCTTCTAGTTCTAAAACTTGGTGGGAGAATAAAGCTGTATCTATGTCTGGATTAAAGCCTTCTGTATGGTTAGATAAATATATGAGAACTATGCTTAACGATTGTGGTAAAGGGAAGAAATCATATAAACCGGATACATTTATAACTACACAAGATATATATGAGATGATTGAAGATAACACCTTAGAGCAACATAGAATTTATAATAAGACACTTGGTGATGCTCAGTTTGAGAACATTCAGTTTAAAGGCAGACCAATTATTTGGTCCGAGCATGCTAATAGTGGTAAGTTATATGTTGTTGGTACACAAATCCTTAAGTTAGTTATCGACCCTGCAGCAAACTTCGACTTAACTTCATGGAAAGATATTCCTAATCAAGTTAAGGATAGGGCTGCGCAGATTTGTATAGCTCTCCAACTAATTTGCGATAGGCGCGCAAGTCTTGGTGTAATTTATGATATAAGTTAGTTAATGAATATCCTCCGAGCATTAAGCCAATAGTGCTTCGGAGATAGCCCATAAAAATCGAAGGAGGATTTAAAAATGGACGGTGGAATGTTAGCACAAGTAAGACCGCCACAGAGTATATTTAAAGCACAATCACAAAAGGTTGCTGAAATAGGATTTAGAATGCCATTTAACGATGGTAGGATTTATGTATACTCTAAATGTGGCGCGGATACAGCCCTTGTCATGGGGCAACTACAACAGGCACCTGCAGTAGACGAGAGCAATGACGTCAATCTTGTTATTCCAACAGCTGGAGTAACTGATGATAAAGAGTTACAAGTTACTATCCCTACTGGGCATGCTAGTTTTGTAGCTAATGCTTATGAAGGCGGATGGCTATTAATTGATAGTGGAGCTTCTGAGGGATTAGTTAGAAGGATTAAGTCCCATAACGCATTTACTACTGGCACTGCTGCTACAGTTACCTTTAAGTTTAGGGATAAGTTAGATGAGGCAATAGCTGATACTAATACAGTTAAGATAATAGCTAATCCTTATAACGGGATTATAGTTAATGCTAGTGTAACTGGAGGGGCAAGCAATACTGGTAGGACATTAGGAGTAGCACCAATAGATGTAACTAAAGCATATTATTTCTGGTTGTTAGTAAATGGGATAGGTCCTGCTATAAACAAAGACTCAGAGATACATGTTGGAGTTGCTCTTTGCGCTGCCGCTACTGATGTAGATGTATTAACGGCTGTTGGAGATACTTTGATAGGAAATGCAGCTTCGTATTGTGCAGCTTCTGATGAGTCTCTATTAGTCGATTACAAGTTAGGATAAAAGAGCTTGCGGGAGTCTTCGTGGCTCCCGCAAATTCAATAATTGATATTACGAGGAGATGAATAATAATGAGTATAACTTTAAGTTCAGAACTGCGCTATCCTAAAGCCATACCAGATGCTTATAACGTAATGATTGACTTTGGTACTTTGACTTTAGGTACGTATGCAACTGACGGAGTAGACGCTTCTGACATTAGTGACCTTTTTAGATACTTACTACTTTTAAATGTAGTATCCAAAGATGGGTATACCTTTGAGTATGACTTGGTACAAATTTGACTACTCTTCTTGCAAGTGTGCAGTATCTTGCAATAGGTTTTAGGACATAGGGAGGTGAGAAAATATAATGTTTAAGAGAATTTCGATATTTTTAATAGTATTACTTACTCTATTTTGCTTTGTAAGTGGAGTTAGTGCTACTGACCCTGGTCTATTCATAGAGAAAGACGCTGCTAATACTTATATAGACTATGTAGACGCAGATGGTACTTCTATCATGCTAATAGATGACACGGATGGAGTAACAATTGCGGTAGAGACTGTAGATACTTCTTATACAAGTATAACAGTTACAAGTACTACGGACGCATCTGACCTTGATACTGCTTCGATAAAGACTAAAGGTGGAATTGCTTGTACTAAGCAACTATACCTTGGCGATGACATTGATATGTCAGTAAACGGAACTGGAGTTTATGATATAACCTTAAAAGATAGTGTAGCTGACGCTTTGTCTATCGTAGGCGGTGTTACTGATATGATGGTGTTCTGCACGGATACAGATACAATTACTATTATTCCGGAAGTGTTATTTACAGATGATATAGATTTAAGTACAAGTACCACTGGAGTATATGACCTTACACTTAAGGATGCACAGGCAGATGCTCTAAGTATTGTGGCAGGTACTACTGACATGGTAGTATTTTGCACTGGTACAGACACGATTACTATTACACCTCCAGTTGTTATTACAGGACTCGTGACTTCTAACGGAGGAATTATAGTTGGAGTTAATGGTACGGGGCATGATGTTCAGTTCTTTTCTGCTACATCTGGAAATCATATGCTTTGGGACGAAAGTGCGGATGACTTAATGTTGGTAGGAACTGATACTCAGTTCGACGTTGCAGGTACTACCGATTCTACTAGTGCAGCTACAGGCTCAATACATACTGATGGTGGTCTCGGTGTCGCTAAAGCTATATTTGTAGGTGGAAACATTTCTATAGCTACTGGCAAGATAATTACAACTACTGCTGAGCTAACTTTAAATTCTGTAGACCCATTAACTGTACAGTTCGGTGGAGTAGATTGGTTGCAAATGGATGAAGCTGCTATATCTAGTTTTGCTGCTGAAGATGATGCCGCAGGGCATGCTGTTTATATAGAGAGTGAAGATGGTGGTGTCGATGGTGGAACAGCTTCAACCGGAATGGTTGGTGGAGCTGTTAGCTTGAAGACTGGTGATGGTAGTGCTGCTGTAACAACTAATGCTGTAGGTGGAGCAGGTGGAGCACTTTCTCTTATCACTGGTATTGGTTTAACTGGTGATGGTACTGGAAACGGTGGGGTTGGAGGAGCTGTTGCAATTACTGCAGGCGCTGGTGGAGATTCTGGTGCAGGTGCAGGCGTAGGTGGTACTGGTGGAACTATTACACTAACTGCTGGAGCAGGTGGCGGAGCTGGCGGAGGTACTGCAGGTGCCCCTGGTAAAGTTGACATTGCAGCTGGTCTTTTGCATATGGGAGTACAAACTATTGACATGAATGATACTACTGTAGTTACTACTTTAGTACCTGGCACACCTACTGGAACTTTAATAACAGGGAACATTATGTACGTTGATGCTAACGGTGCAGGCGCTGAGATTTTAAAGCTTCCACACGAGGCAGACGCTGATGGCGTTCTTCTTGTTGTCGTTAATACTGGTGGAGAAACTATTACAATTCAGGATGATGCTGCTGGTGCAGTACTAACATTAGAGACTTTGAATACAGCATTCTTAGTATGTGATGGAACAACTTGGAGAGGTGCAGTTTGTGTACCGTAAAACTAGAATACTTGCGGGGTGAAATTCCCCGCAATTCTTTTAAAAAGGAGGAGAAATATGTTTAAGCGAAAACTAAGTATTATTGCTTTAGTTCTTTGTATAATTGTTCTTTTGAGTGCTCTTGCTATAGCTGCTGAGCCTTTTAAGACTAAGTTGAATTTGTTTGAGAGACTTGTAGTCATGCAATTACTTCCGCAAAAAGGTAGCTTTGCTACATTGAAGATTGTAACTAAACTTAAAATGGAGTTAGGAGCTACTGATGAAGAGTATATTCAAGCAGGATTGGAGCCACAAGAAGATGGTAGCGTACAAGCGAAACTTGGTTGGCTTGCTGTACCTGAGAAAGAGTTTGTATTTGAAGAAGCTGCACTTGGAATGATTAGAGATGCTCTTAAGAAGCTGGATGAAGCAAAGCAATTAACTATGGAACACTATCGCGTATACCAGATATTTATGTTACCTAAAGAAGGTGAGTAGATGAAGAGAAGTGAGTTTGTAACAGAAATTGCTTTAATGCTGGGTAGAGATGACCTAGATGATAATATAGAGAATTGGATAAATTGGGGTATGTACTATCTTGATAGGCAGTGCGACTTTAAAGGACTACGTAAGCGTGTTAAGTTCCCATTTGTAGTAGGTCAAACGGAGTATGCCTTTCCGGATGACTTAAAGTATGCTAAGTCCTTAACTCTTCTTGACCACAAGATGGAGAGCATAGCATCTAGTGCTATTAATACAGGTACGGATGTGATTACTGTAGCAACTGATATAACTACAGGTACTAAGATACAGTTTCTTAATTCAGACCCTCCTGCACCCTTGTCAGCTTTTACCTTCTATTATGTTATCAATCTAACTTCTACTACTATTCAACTTGCATCTACAAGTGCCCTTGCTACTGAGGAGATTGCTATAGACTTAACAGATACTGGAACAGCTCCGCATATGCTGGAGATATATAATGGGACTAATAGTAGAAAGCTCGAGTATATACTTGAAGAGGACTTTGTAGAGCATGTAGCAGATATAACTGAAAGAATATCTGATAAGTCATCTTTGTATATAGACAAAGGAGATATATTCGAACTAGGTAATCCTCCAAGCGAGGCTCTTTGCGGCGAATTGGTATATTGGAAGTGGCAAGATGCTCTATCAGGTGATGATAGTGAGCCTGAAGTATCACATATAGAAGATTTAATCTGTCTTGGTGCTACTATATTTGGATGGAGAGTACTTGAGGAAGTAGAAAAGCAAGCTAATGCTCAAGCAGAGTTGGATAAGATGCTTGCAGGGCATATGCGTGTGCTTGCTAGACATCCTGACGAATTCCTAGTGGATAAAGGATTTAGGGGAATAAACCTTCCTGCTCGAGGTAATATGGGAGATAATATAAGGGGTAAAGGGTATATGTACCCAGGTATTAAATGACATACTATAATGCGCCTGAAGTTACAACTACTACTTATACTTTACCTAGTATTAGTACTTCGACGTATACTCTTCCTGAAATTAGTACTACTTATTACGAGATAGCTGTAATATCTGTATTAAGAACATGGAAGAAGTTAGGTGCTGTCGCTAGAACGTGGAGAAAGTTAAGGGAACTTGGACTAACTACATGGAAGAAGTTGGGAGAAGGGAGATATGTTACTTTGTACTATCCCATTGATAAACCAACTACTACTTATTATGAGGTGAGTTAATGAAGAGAAATGTTATTATAGTTTTAGTTTCTATTTTAATACTAACTGGACTGTTTGTATTTGCAAGAACTACTACAACTGACCTAGGGCTAGTTCTACCTATTTGGGAAGAGGAAGACCCTGAGTACGATATCCTAGTTGACTTGATTGCTAACTGGAACATAGTTGAAGACTTTGCTAATGACCCATTGGAGTTTGATACAGGAGAAAGGCTAGAAGATAGAGTGGGTGCAATGTTTACAGGTAACACGGAAACATTTCTTACTCTTACTTATCAAGACTCTGATAACACAATAGATGGAGTAGTGCCTGTTAAAGATGAAGATGCTATGACTTCTGACTCGGCTACTTTTCTTTGTACACAGCAAAGTATAAAGGCGTATGCGGATGGACTTGCTGGCTCAACCACAGAAAAGGTTCAAGATATAGCAGGTGGTATGTGGACTGGGAATACAGAAACACTAATTGCTCTTACTTATCAGGATAGCGATGGAACTATAGACGCTGTAGTAGATAGTGACTTGCATAAGTATTCTTGGACTAATGTAGTTGATGGAGACATACCTAATGATATTACTATTGATTTAGCCACTCTTGCAACTACCTTTACTTGTACTGATAATGAAAGTGAAGCTCTTAACTGTCCAATAGTTTTTGTTGATGGTGCTACAGGTGCTCAAGGTGGAGAAACAGATGGGGACTTAACTTATAATCCTTCAACTGGTACATTGACTGCAACTGTTCACGCTGGTGCAGGTGGTGGATTAACTGTTCTTAGTTCTGCATACACAATTGATAATGCTTTTGATGCAGGACTTCGTAATGGTGTTTATTCTGGGCTTACTGTAACTGATGTATCTGGAATTAACATTAGCTGGACATCAGGTGTGGCATTTGTTGACGGGTCTGTCTTTGCTGTTGACGCTGACGCAAGTGAAGATATTGCAGATAATGCTACAACTTATTTATATGTTCTAAAAGACAACGCAACTATGCAAGAGAATACAACTGAACCTGTAACAAGTGTAGTAGGTGAATTTGCTCTTGTTTGTATACTTCATACCTATGATGGAGATATACACGAAAAGTTTGACTTCCCACTTATGTCTGGCGCTTTACGATATGATATATGGGAGTTTCTTGATAAAATAGCCCCTACAGCTTGTGTATCAGGGTGCAACGTTACAATAGACACGGACGCAACTCTTGCTAATGATTTTAAAGTGGCTACAGGAACATATTATACTGACGTTTTAGAACTCAATACTATATCTTCTATCCTTTATTCCTCTACAGCAACCCACGATGGAACTAATGTAACAGCTTATTACCATTCGGCTTCCGCATGGACAAGTGGAGCTGAAGCAGGAATTAATTTCAGTCAGTGGGATAATGCAACTCAAAAAACAAGTACATCAGCTAATAAATGGTATACGGGCTGGATATATATTGAGGACGGGGATACCTTAATTTATGTTTATCCTCAGACCGAACACGCTTCCGAAGGTGCTGCTTTAGATGAAGCTGCTCAATTCCCTCCACATCATGAAGGGATAATCTTGCCAAGTGCTAAATTTATATTTAGGCATGGTGAGTCTGCTTTTGGTGCAAGGGCTTACTTTATAGATATTAGACCGTTCTTTGGATATGGTAATGGTGCAACTGCACAAATGATTTATCAGACTGTAACAGGTGATAGTGGAACTACGACAGCCACGGCTTCAGATGACTCCGTTGCCATAGTAGGTGGTGGAATAACTACAACAGCAGTCACAGCGGATACAGTGACTGTTACAGCTACCGAAGTTGATAGTGTAGTAGGTGCAATTTCTGGAATAGTAAAAGCTGATGGTGCAGGGAATATAAGTGCAGCAGTAGCAGATACTGATTATCAGTCTATTATAGAGAACAATGCTTTAACAACTGATAAACTGTCTGTATTTGCCGCAACTACTTCCGCAGAACTTGCAGGTGTGATAAGTGATGAAGAAGGAACGGGTAAGGTAGTATTAAATGATTCGCCCACATTCACAACCAAAATAGACACACCACAAGTAGCCTTCCCTGCCTCCCAATCCGCAAGTGCAGACGCAAATACATTAGATGATTATGAGGAAGGGACTTGGACACCTACGCTAACTTTTGGTGGAGCTTCAGTTGATATGATATATACCACACATGCAGGTTTTTATACAAAAATAGGTAGACAGGTAACTATAACTGGAGTTATTTTATTATCTGCAAAAGGAACATCAACGGGAAATGTAGAAGTGCATGGATTACCCTTTTCTTCTAAAGATGTTTCGGGTAGTGAGTCTGGTGTTGCATTTCGAGTTAACAATGTTACATTTGCAGATATGCTTCAAGGATACATAGGTAAAGGTAAAGATTATATTAATTTCTACGAAATTACCGAAGCAGGGGTAGGAACACCTTTGGATGAATCTGATTTTGCAGATAATAGTTATATGGTATTTGGTGCAACCTACTTTACAGATTAGAAAGGAGAAACAATGCTTACAAAAAAGATAACGTTTGACCAACATATTACAGAAGATGGGATTATACAAATAAGACAGATTACACGAGTGTTTGAAGATGGCAAGGAATTAAGTAAGTCTTATCATCGAACTACTGTAAATCCTAAAGATGATGTAACAGATAAAGATGATAGAACAAAAAAGATTGCCAATGCTATCTATACACCTGAATTTATTGCAGAGTATGAAGCGAAGATAGAAGCTGAAAATCCGATAGAACCAATTACAAAGTAAGGTGAAGTATATGAAATATGTAATATTATGTATAGCATTGATGTTTATGCTGACAGGGTGTAATCCTGTAGAGCCGATAGAGCTAAAGTAAGGAGGATATAATGGAACTTGATTTAGTAGATATAATATCTAAAGTAGGTTTTCCTATAGCAATATGTCTTATACTTATATGGAAGTTAATACCTACAATTAATGGACTTAAGACAGTAATAATAGAACTAAAAGGGATAGTAATAGAAGATAGTAATAACACGAGAACTATGGGTACTAGCATAGCATCTTTAACGACTGAGATAGCTCGGTTGAATAAAAATGGACAAGGTAAAGGATAATGATTTCTAAGTTAGCTAAACTTGCAACATTGGATACAAACCTTCTTCATCTTGCAAAGACTATATATGGTGAAGCAAGAGGAGAAAGTATAGAAACTATGCTTGCAGTTGGTTGGGTAATACGGAATAGGTTACATACAAAAAGATATGGAGATACATACAAGGATGTAGTTTTACAGCCGAAGCAGTTTAGCTGTTGGAATAAAAATGACCCTAATTATAAAAAGATTAAAGGAACAATTACAGGTAACCTTTGGGAAGTGTGTATAGGTGTAGCAATAGTTGTTATACAAAGTACAGAGAGACATAATCCTATACCTAATGTACGACATTATTATGATAAAAGTCTAGATAGTAATCCTCCATATTGGGCAGAAAGTGGAGAGTATATGTCTGTATATGGAGTAAATAATATTAGACTGATTAGGGGTGTAAGATGACTTGTATCTTAGTATTAATACTCGCTATTTTATTTTATATATTCGTTATAATAAACAGAAAAGGAGGTGATAAGTAATGGGAGGCTTGTTATTTGGTGGGTTCATATTTGCGTTAATTGCATTGGTACTTGGCTGGATAGAATTACCTGGATAGGAATAAATTAAGGAAGGAGGAGATATCATGATTGGTATAATTTTTGGAGCTATAATAGCGTTCTTTGCTTTTTTAGCTTTCAATGGTGGACAGCTACCGTGGTAAAATAAATTAGAAAGGAGGAATTTGATATGAATTGGTTAAAATTACTAGACTTTGTTGGTATGCTTGATAAGTTAGTTGCATCTATCTCAGGTGAATTACGTGAAAATCTTGTTAAAGCATTGAAAGAAGCAAGAGAAAAAGCATCAAAAACAGATAACAAGTATGATGATATCTTAATGTTTTTCTTGTGCTTTATATTTCAAGTAGACAAGGAAGCATAATATCAATTATTGAACTTACGCAAGGAGAATATTCATGGCTAAGGATAACATAATAGAAGTTCTTCCTGTGCCTGCGCCAACGATGGGAGTAATAGGTAACGTACCAACTACTATGCTAGACCCTCGTGCTTGCGTCAAATGTAATAATGTAAGATTTAAGAATGGAATAGTAAGCACGAGGACTGGTTATAAAGCTTATGGTACTTATACTGCTATATCTAGTAGTCACCCTATAGCTTTTTTTCGTTTTCAAAGGTTCAACGGGAAAGAATATGAGATACTAGCTACTCAAGATGGTGTATATTATAACAAAGATGGAGTATGGACTGCTATATCAGAAGGAAGTGATGTAGTAAAGGGTAGTTTTACAAGGGGTTTTGGCATGGCTTCTATACAAAATTACTTTGTATATAGCGATGGCTATTATGCTCCTAAAAAGTGGGATGGTGCTTCATTAACTAATTTATCTGATGGAAAAACTACTAACTGGAGTGATTACAGACCATACACTTTACTTCCGTACAAGTTTAGATTATGTGGATTTAATGACAAGGGTGTAATAGGTACTCCTATAAGAATGATATACTCCGTAGCAGGCGACTTTGATAATGTAAACGATACAGGTTCCGGTTATATAGACATAACAGATGGAATGGGAGTCAATCTAAGGGGCGCTGCTCTTATGGGTAATTGGGTAGGTGTATATAAAGATTACTCTTGTATTTTAATGAGTTACATAGGGGGAGCTAGTACATTTGCTCTAAATGTACAGATAGATGGTATAGGGCTAGCAGCGGCTAGAGCACTTGCAAACCTTGGAACTTACCATATATTCTTAGGAAGTGACCTAAATGTACATAAGTGGAATGGAGGGAGAGAGTTAGTTCATATAGGTGACCCTATAAAGGATGAAATACGTAGTGAAATAAAGAAGGCTTGGATAGATTACTCTTTCATGGTAGTTAACCATTATGAAGGTGAGGTTCATCTTGTTATACCTATAGATGATACTTCTTATCCTAAACGTATGTGGACTTGGAATATAAGAGAAGAAAGTTGGAGCAGAGGTACATTAGCTGCAACAACTGCTATGGGAAGCGTGGTTAAAGATGGAGTAGAAAGGACACTCTTGGCTAGGTCTACAGACCCCGTATCTGTATATCATTATGACTATGAGACTCTTACGGATAAAGGGGATGCTATTAGCACCGAGTTTGAAACTGGAGATTTTGTAATAGACAAAGTGGAGCATCTAATTAAAAATAGAAGGTTCTTTGGACTAGGACTTGACCTAAAGGGGTACTCCACTTCTTCGAGGCTAACTTTAGAGTACTCAATAGATGAAGGAGAAAATTGGCTTGGTACGAGCGAAAAGGAATTAACAGCTGCATATGCTCTTTACGATTATGACTTCTTGAAGACTACGAGGAAGGTTAGGTTTAGATTTAGGGATGCTACGTCTGGGCAGAAGTGGTACTTGAGATTTTATGGTATCAAACAGAAAGAAAGGGAGAGGAAGTAATGGGCTTAAGATATACTTTGATTGTATATCCACCAAGTGAACTACGAACCTTTGATGCGGATGGAAACCTATTAAAACAACTCGCTGTTGTTGGTTGGAGTTATTCTGGTTGTGCAGTAACTATGGACTCTCAAGGAAATGTCTATACAGATGAAGGCGGGGACACTTTAAAAAAATACGATTCTAATTTGAATGTGCTGGTTACTAAAGATATAGAGAGTGGTAATAATTGGTTTGTATCATTAATTCTTGGACTTGATGGTTATTTATATACGCTTGAAATTAGAGCTTCAGGATATGCTATTGCAAAAAGAAATACTACAGACTTAACTATTATAGAAGATGTTATGACTTTAGGTGGTTCTTATGCTGGAGGGATGTGTTTAGATTCGAACGATAATTTTTATATCTATAATACAAGTACAAAAAAGATAGAGAAAAGAAGTAGTGCAGGAGTGCTACTAGCATCACTGTATGTAGGTAATATACTAGAAAATGCCGGTTTTGGCATTTGTGGTTCTAATTTATATATTTCTGAAGGGGCAGATAAAATATATTATATGCCACTGGATTTATCTGGTTATACTGAATGGAGTTTTCCATCTCCAACAGACCCTGCTTATTGTCTTACGGCAGCAGATAATCATTTGATTGTTTCTGGATGGGGAACTGGCGGAGTTGGTGCAACTAGAAAGTACGATAGTGATAGAAATCTAATATGGGAACAGTTTTTAGGTGGGTCTACGTATGCCTACAAAGCTGGAGCGTTTATAATTTCTATAGTTATACCTACTGTAACTACTGAAGAGATAACTAACATCCTACCAAACAAAGCAAATGGAGGAGGAGAGATTACTGATACAGGCGGGGAAGATTGCACTAAACGTGGTGTATGTTGGAATACTACTGGCTCACCTACAGTAGCTGATAACATAGTTGAAGAAGAGGGTACATTTGGAGCGGAAGCATTTACATCCATTCTAACTGGGCTTACTCCTGTAACCACGATTTATGTTAAAGCATATGGGTATAATAGTGCTGGATATGGATATGGAGCTGAGGTATCATTTACTACACTTGAAGATTTTCCCTTGTATCCAATAATATTCCCTTGCGAATCTAAAGGTAAAGACCTTAAGAAGAATTGTATTAACTTTGAGACTAGCATGTCAGATATATGTATAACTCTTAATCATAATTCTAACGTGGTTAGAGAGTATCTACAGGCGGCGTATGGTGGAACGGACTACGATGAAAGTTCTAATTTACAAGAAGTAATGCCATCTATGCAATTAGTCAAGCTATCAAATAAGCCTGAAGACTTGACCGCAATTATAAATAATTTTATATCTAACATTTCAGATATGTTTACTACTATAAATCAAAATAACACGATAATTAAGCAGTGGCTCGACGACTATGAACCTGATGAGGAGGCTCACGAGTTTACTGACGTCACCTTAAGACCTATAGTTGTAGGTAAGGATTTAAATAAAGCGATAGACGACTTGTTTGAGGGCGTGGAAGATAATGTCCTAATATTAAATAATAATATAGAAGTGATGAAAGAAAGATTTTAGTTAAGCGAACACATTTACAATAGAGGTGAAAAATATGCCAATGACAAGTTATGGAATAGACCCAGGGATATCAAGGCTATTCCCAAAGAAAAAGAAAGCTACTTGGGGTACAGGGCAAGATGCTCCTGTAGCTATGCAGCCATCTCTTGACCCTAATCAGACTGCTTTAGCAGATGCACTTACAGGTATGTTATCTGGTGTTCAGTCTCCGCAAGACTTCCTATCCGGACTTACTCAATTTACATCCGGACAGAGCCCCTTTGGAGGTCCTGGGGGTAGCGACGTACTTGCTGCTCTTAAGAATGCTATGAGTGGGAAAGTGGATGAGGAAGCTTTTAGAACTTCTGTATCTGGTCCTATGAGGGAAGAGTGGAAGCAGTATGGAGCTCCAGCAGCTAGAGAAGAGTTTGTAGGTCCTGGTACATTTTGGGGAACTGCTAGAGGTCATGCTGTAGAAAGGGGCAGACAAGCTGTAGAAGGTGACATAGCTGCTGAAAGAGGTAAGATGGCTATGGATGCAACACAGAGGGCTCTACAAGCAGCTCTTGGCTATGGTGGTATGATGTCACAGAACTTAGGCAATTGGATAAAAGCATATGTAGCAGCTAATCCATCACAAGCAGATACTATTAATTCTATTTTAGCTTATCTTAATACTCCTACTCAGGTAGCTTATCAAAATCCAGAGTACATACCTGGAGCAATTCAAGATGCTATGAGTGGTGGAGGAGGTAGCTGGAAGACGTCCGGGGGTTTTAATCAGGGTGCAGGGAATAAATCCCAAACCTCTGCACCCCCAGTATGGGACCCAAATTCACTCGTATCTAAATTAAAATACTGGGATTATTATAATATTCCAGAAGAAAAAAGGTATCCAAGTATAGGGGATGCTATAGCAAAGATGATGCAAGCACCAACAATAGAGCCCTATGCTGGGCCGACTTCAACATTATAAAGGGATGTGAAATAATATGGCAGTACAACAAATAGGATTAGATTATAATTGGTTATTAAACTTAGCAAAGATGCAGGCTGAAGCTGAAATGTATGAGAAAGAAATGAAAGCTAAGCCTACTTCACAAGCCAAGGCAATTAAGTCTGCAGGCACAGGTGGTGTTACTCCTTATGCAGGACCTACTTCTACTCTAGGTGAAGGAAAAACTCAGTATCAAATGGATAAGGAACAAAGGAGAGAGGACTTATTAGCTGAACAACAGAGAAAGCATGAAATAGCTTTAAAGCAAATGGATATAGACTCAAGATTAGCTGAAGCTATGTCTAAAGAAAGAATTGCGGGAGTAGGTGCAGAAGCTGGAACTGAGCAGGCAAAGATAGCAGGTGCAGCTCAAGTAGGTGCATCTCAAAAGACATCTATGGAGAAAGGATATGAAATCCTTGATATGCTATGGAAGATGGATAAACCAAGTAGAGATGAGTTTATATCTACTTTAGAAGCTAAACGTGCAGAGAACGCTGGGGCACAAGAGGATAGACCTGTATCCACGATTTCATCTGGAGGCACTACTATAAATCTTCCAGGCAGTACACCTGTAGGAGACCCTAATGACCCGCTTACTGCATTAGAAGCTATTGGAGCATACAATCCAGAGACTGGGGTAGCAGACCCCAAGCTTACAGGAGCTGCCGCAAAGCCTGAGATTGAGCAATTTAAGGACTTAATAGAAGATATGTTTGGTAAGAATCCTGACTATATGACAGCAATGCTTTCTGGAGAAGGTTGGGAAGATGTAAGAGATAGCATGAGAGCTATGGGAGAAGAAGCTGGATTTAGTGAAGAAACTATTAATAGCGGTATAGCAATGTGGGAAGCATTAGTACCTGAACCTAAACCGCCACCTGAGCCAGGAACTATTAGTAAAGCTTGGAGCGGAGTTAAGGAAGCAGTAACTCCAGGCTCGCCTCTTAATAAAGCTATAGAAGAAAGATTAGGAGTCACTGAAACAATGAGTAAGTACCCAGGAATTCCTTTTGGTGAGGCTAGAGCAGCTGAAGAAGGCGTAGCAGGTCCTGCATTTGAGGGTCTAGCTAAAGGAATATCTCCTGAGTTCGGTGCTAATTTAGCAGACTTTATGACGAGAATAATTACAGGTCCTTTCTACAATAAATCTCAAGTAAGTAGAGAGACGGGTAAGCCTATTACTAAAGAACCGGAAGTTAAGGAAGTAGGAGAGATTACTGAACAAGACCTTATAACTGAGATGGGTACTTGGGATGAAGATACAGTAAAAGCTTTTCAGGATGTAGCTAAGAAAGCGGGCTTATATAAAGGAGAAGTAAACGGTAAAATATCTCATGCCCTAGAAAGTGCTATGAAAGAATACTATAAGACACATAAGGAGGAGTGGAAATGAATGAGCTAAGTTTCTTTGAAAACGCTAATGCTATATCTCGACAGTTATCAAAGAAGAGAGGCACGCCTCTTAATTATTTCCTAGCTCCTTATGTAGAAAGATATCTTAAGAATCTGGAGGCTCAAATAGGTATGACTCAAATAGGGGCAAGTGCAAGTCCATTAGCTCCTAATCCATTATCTGGAGCCATAAGAGGAGGAATGTCAAGTGGCACTAACATGGCACCCACCGATTACTGAAGAAGAGGACTTCCAAAAAGCATATAGAGATATGGCTGCTAAAATGGGTTTATCATTAGACCCTGACGACCCTAAGCATTTTTATAATTATAGAGCTCTATATAAGGACACAGGTAGTTTAACTCCAGACTTAAGTGGGCATTTCCCCTCAAAATATAAGAAGGAGGGGCATCCGAGAACAATTGTTAATGGAGTTAATACAATAACTGGTGAACCCGTTAAAGAGAAAAAACTTACTTGGACTCCTCCTAAGCCCATTACCAAAGATGAAGAGGTAGTTAAAGCGACTTGGCAACCTCCAGAAGCTAAGCCTATCCCTAAACCTCTGGTTATGCCCACAGAACAAGAGCAAGCTCAAGTAACTTTAGATGAACTGAAAAGGATAGACTTCACAAAGTATGATGAGCCTACTTGGGCTGAGGCAATGTTATATGCTAATAAGGCTGGATTTGCTGATATTCAATCTATGGCACTAGGTTTAGGTAAGCTTTTATCTACTGGCGGGGTGCAGGCTGGGGATAAAGTATCCGACGTATTTGATAAGGATAGACTTGACCATACAAAAGACCCACTGCGTAAATGGATAAGTGATATGGTAGTTAAGTCAGAGACTATAGCTGAAGATAGCTGGGATAAAGCAGTAAGTAAGAATAGACTAAAGAATTTCGTGGCTTTAGGAGGAAGAGCAGTTCCTCTTACAGCACTTACTCTTATAGCTGGAGCGATGTTAGTAGGAGCCTTCCCCGCTGCTGTAGCCTCACTAGGATTTGCAGCAGTACAGATGCTTCCATTTGCTTTAACTTCCTTAGGGGGGCATGCTAATAGAATAGAAAAAGAATTTAATAAAAGAGGAGAGGAAGCCCCTTACTTGGCTTTGCTTGCAGGTGCAACACTTGGAGCTGCAGCGGAAGTGGCTACTGAAGTTATTCCTTTTCAAAGGTTCTTAAAGACTTTTGGAGGGAGTAAAACTATTAATAGAGGTGCTAAGTCAATTTTAAAGAAGTATATGCCTCTAATGGCAAACTATGGGATGTCACTAATTACTGAGACTGCCCAGGAAGTTGTTATGGTTCCTTTAGAGAAGGGAATAAATAATTTACTCTTTGACGAGAATGAGAATTTATTCCCTAAAGAGGAAATGATACAAGCAGGAACTGGGGGCTTAGCTATGGCACTAATCATGGGTGGCTTAGGCTCTACGAACTCTGCTGTTCGTACCTTTGCAGAAAGTAAAGTAGATAAAATGCTAAAGCATGACCTTTCAATAAGGGAAGGTACTTTGGATATAGCGGAGAAGGTAGCAGACGAGACTGTAGAAGGACCCATGGTAACCGTTGAAAAGAAAAGAGAGTACTTACCGGAAGAGAAACCAGCAATACCAAAGGCTAAAGAAAAGGTTCCAAAGGCTAAAGTATCTCCTCAAGAGCAGTTTGTAAAGAAGAACGTGCATAAAGTAACTCCAAAGTTTCCTAAGTCAGAATATGCAGTTACTGGTATAGAAAGTTTAGTAAAACTTGGAAATGGTATAGCTGATGCTGTAGGAATTAAAGACCTTATTATATGGCATTTAGGTAAAACTAATCGCCAAGCATTTAGTGGCTATCATAAATTAGAAGGAAATAAACATAGTATTAGAATTAAACTGCCTAAGTCAAAGCCTTTACCTTATGAGAAACAATTGTATAAATATGCAGATAGTGATAAACTTTTAGGTGGTCAAGTAAGGTCTCCTTCGCACGGAAACTTAGTAAAAATAATATTGCATGAGCTTGGGCATATAGCAGTGCCTTCAATTAGGAGAGCTGGGAAGAGAAGAAAAGTACATACTCCTGAATTTCATCAATGGACAGAAGATAATAAAGGTAAGCTATGGATGGAAACTATTGCGGATACGGGTATAAATAAAGAACTTGATATGATAGAAATAAATAAGGCTCGTGCATGTGATAAGTATGGACTAGACCCAAAAGACTTTACATATGAAGAGATACCTAAAGGTGAGATAGAGGAAGAAGATTTAAGTAAGACTATAAAGGATTTGCAAGATGCTGGATACGGTAAGGAAAAAGAAGCATCTGCGGAAGAAGTGATTAAGAACTTTGAGAAAAAGAAGAAGGAAGTAAACAAGCATAAAGTTAATGTTCATGTTATGACTAAAGACGAGTTTGTTAAGAAGATGTTGAAGAAAAAGGAACTAGACCACGGCGACCAGGAAGTTGCCAACTCTACAGTTAAAGCTGAACAAGAGGAAGTACCTATCTTACCTACTCCAGAAGGTGTAAAGCTATCAGGGAAGATGCAGTTGTATATGAAGATATTAAGAGGCACTTTAATTCTTGACCCTTCTGCCAAAAATGTATATGACGCTTTGGCAGAGATGGAAGGTACTGTCGCTGAGGCGGAGTATGTATGTAAGCAGGTTAGAGATACTTGGGAGAAGATGGTTCCCAACGCAAAAGATGAAGAACTTATAGACAAGTATTGTGACATGCCTGAGAAGTATCAAGCTGAAATTACTAATAAAGGGCTACAGAATAAAGCAGACTGGATAATTAGACAGTATAAGAGACTAGGGGATATTGCTAAAAAGGCGGGAACTATAGGTGGTCTGTGGAGGAATTACTCTCCCTTTACGTTTAAGAATATACACGAGTGGATGAAAGTAAATCCATATGCTAATGTACCTATAACAAGAGTTCTAGGAACTTTCTTTGCGCATGGTATGGAGAGAAGTATACAGAATTATGATGAAGCAGAGAAACTTGGACTAATCCCTGAGCATAGAGTAGGACTGAAGCTTAGTCAATATATGTACTCTCTATCTAAAGTCGTCGCCCATAGGAATTTTATAGATCTTGTAAGGAATATGACGGATGAGAATGGGCATGCAGTTGCTACAACGATAGATAGTAGAGAAGAGTGGGCGAGAGATTACAAGCAAGTTGATAATCCGGAATTTGCAAAGTTCATGCTAGTTGAGAGAAAAGGCAAGATGAAAAGAGTTCCTATTAGATGGAAGCCTGAAGTAGCAGACGCCATCGAAGAGATAGCAGTACCTACATGGATGCAATCTAAGCCTATGAGGAATATAAGAATGATAAAAGGAATAGTTAAGAGGCTAATATTTCTTAATCCTGCTATCCATGGTTGGAATATATTCTCTGACGTTCTTGATGAAGTTAACTTTAACTTCTTTAAAGCATTTAATGCTATTAAGCCGGGAGGAGAAGGAGCAAAGATATATCTAGATGATACTAGATTGACTAGAGAAGCGCTGAAGGCTAACTTAAACCTTGCACATATTGGTCGTTTAGGTAGGCAGATGAGAGAGGAGATATATGACTTAATCCCTATCGAAGGTAGGAACGTTATAACAAAGGGAATGGGTAAGTTGTTTGCTTGGAACGATAATATACTTTGGACTACAATAGTTAGAAACGCACAGATGTATACATACGCCTTAAAAAGGAAGCAAGGACTTACTCCTAAGCAAGCTGCCTCATTCACTAATGACTTACTTGGTACACTTCCAAAGAGATACTTTAGTAACTTCGAGTGGGGAGTAGCATCTAATTTCCTTCTTGCAAGGAACTGGACTATATCTAACTTACGGTTGTTGACTGGAGCTATAGGTCCTATGTCTAATATCATTCCAATCAAAGCTTTGACAAGGAAAGAGATGTCTCCTGCAGATATGAAAGCACTCGCTCCTCACTATATTAGGCATCTTATAAAAGGTATGTTTGGTCTATTCATACTAACTAATTTACTTAACAAACTATTTACAGATAAATGGGCACTTGAAAATGAGTCAGGGCATAAATTGGACGTGTATACTGGAATGAAAGATAATAAAGGTAGGGATATATATGTCGTAATGCCGTTGCTTAGGTATATGAGAGACTACCTAGGATGGGCTACTCAACCAAGAAGGACAGTATGGAATAAAATGGAGCCTATGATGAAGACATCTCTTGAGCTTTTAATTAACCATAGTATGTGGCAGAATAAGAAGATAATGCATCCAGAAGCATCAATGCCTGAGAAGATAAAAGATGCTGCTGAGTATGCTCTTTGGGCTTGGACTCCATTTGACCAGTTCCTGGACTCAGAGAATGAAGTAAAAACTACACTGCAGAAGATGGCATACTTCACTGGGACTTGGATAAGGAGAGGCTCAAGTATATCTGCACATAGTTATAACACCATGCGAGTGGAAGAGAAAGCAGAGTTTGTAAAGTCTCTTAACTCAAAAGAGATTCATGAACTATTTGGGAACTTAGCTATGGGCAGGGTATATGGAGAAGTTGCACAGAAGCTGTATAAGTTTAGGAGTAAGAAAGGATACGTAAAGGAGAAGTTAGATGCTAGTATAGATAAACTATTGACTGGAGGTGATATCCCTGGTGCTATAGAATTAATGGTAGAGAGTGGAAGATATAAAGATATAAGCGCCGTTAAGGACAGGATAATGCCCTATCTTATGTTAAGAAAATAGAAAGGAGAAATGATTATGCGATTTGCTCTAAGTTATTCAAGAGGTAGACTATTCTCTATTGGGAATAGGATACAGAGAGAAGGTCACCAAGTAACTAAAGGTCATACAACTACGAATGGTACATTGCTTATAAGTGATGTACCCCTTGACCCTATTAGATGTAATGGAGAAGGGATAGGAGTATCAAAGTTTACTTTGCTTCTAGCAAAATCTAGAGAGTATGAAGAGTCTATTAAGCTTGTAGCGGGCTTGCCATCACCTATAGTATTCCCTCATCTTCCTGATACAAGAAAGGAAGCTGAGTTCTCTCTAGGATGCTGGTTCAATGGAATAGACTTCGTGTACCCTGTATTTGGAATAGTAGACGACAATTACTTCATGGATAGAAATAGAGGGTACCCCTGCATTATGGGAAGTACTGTCAGGATATTTAGAGAGCCTCCTAAAATATTTATGGACACTTTGTGGAAGCTAAAGACTTGCTTGAGAGGTGCTAACTTTAGAGGCTTCATAATGGTAGACTGTGCCACATATCAAGATGCAAAGACATTAAAAGATTATAATGGAATTGTACGCATATACCCGCACTTCCGGGCTGACTCTATCTATGCCATCTTGGAGTCAATGCAAGAGGAAGTAGGTAGAACGTTAGTTGAAATATTCAATGGAGGGAAGAAGAATATAAGATATTGCAAGTATGAATATTCGATTGCAGTACGAATTTCAGTTCCTCCTTACCCATACCCACGACCTCCTTTTGAGTCTTTCCGTAAAGATATAAAGGGATATTGCGAAGGCAACGCTAAGCATATATGGTTGAGAGAAGTAGATAGAGATGAAGAAGGAAAGCTAAGAGTTACTGGAAGTATTATAGGAGCTGTAACAGCAAGAGGAGATAGTATTAAGGAATGTAGGAGAAGAGCATATAGAACTATAAGCAATTTAGATATAGAATGGTTGCAATATAGACAGGATATAGGTATGAAAGCTTTGGATATACTTTCTACTCTATCCTAGCTCCAGGTTTCTCCTTTCCCTGAGGGCTAGAGGGAGCGCTAGAGTCGACATAAGTTCTAGCGCTCCCTTGCTTCTTATTTAGTTATTCTTTTTATTGCTCTTAGACAGTTTAATGCTAGCCCCAATTTATCTTTCACACCATCTAAATTATCACAAAGTAAATCAAGCCAACCACTTGGAGACTCCTTATCGCTTTTCTCAGACGCAGCCATTGGAGTTGCTCCTAGTAAGAAACTCTCTATACCTATGGATAGTTCAAGAACATCTGAAGCCATTGTTTTTAGCTCTGCAGTCTTGCTCTCTGCTCTCCCAATAGGACCTTCCTTCGTAGCATCAGGTCCTCTTGACATTGCTTCGCGTGATAGTTCCATCATATCACCTCCTTTCGTATTATCAATTATTGAACTTACGGTAGATAACCCATTAAGTTAGCTGAAGATACTTTCTTATCTTTACCAATATAACTATATATCTTCTTCGATGTTTTAGTATCAAATTCAGTACTTATAAGCCCCGACTCTTCTAATGTCAGAATTATTTCTCCTAGCCTCTTTGCATCCAGCACGTGCCAAAGCCTTCTTAATAGATTACTATGGTCTACTTTTAATTCTCTTCTTACTATCTCAAGAACTTTCCTAGTATCATCTCCCATAGTCGTGGAAGAAATAAGGGCTATAGCTATAGGTAGATATTCTTCTACTTTATTTACAGCGCTAACTCCAGTATTTAAGTCCTCAATATTAATCACTCTATCATCTGACTTGGATGCAGATATGCACATAGCTAGCTTCAAGACTAAGTCCTTCTTTCTTCTTACATACAATTCAGGAGACTTTCTCAATCTCTCAGCATTAGTCTTGTACCATGCTGTATACCAATCTTTAGACCCATGCCCCCACTTGAAAGGACCTTTAATCCTTCTAATGAGACTCAAGTCATGAACTAGCTTCACTCTAATCTCTTCTTCTACCTCTGTATACTTTGGATGTGCAAACTGTCTATCTGTATGATTTACATAAATAAATACCAGCCTTGAAACAAACCCACCAGCTACAGCATCCCTAGGGATAGTCTCCCTTAACCACTTGGGAGTAGTACCTGCGACCATGTTAAGGCATACATTTACAACTTGCTCCCATCCCTTGAACCTAGTCTTATATGCCCACTTATCTGGACAATCATATAAGTCAGTCAACATAGTTAGAAGCTCGGAGTTCTTTTCCTTTTTGCCGAGGAATACAGCTAGCTCAGATGCAGCTACATATACCTCTGCGTTCTTATGTATTACCCTATCAGCATCAGGCACTCCAGTTTCATCTACTAGTGTCTCAACTAGAGCTTGTGGAGTAGCCTTCTGCGCAAAAATCATAGGGCAGCTTTCCATCTCATCGTCTCTCAATACCATATTTACACCTATTTTTATAGCAGTAGACTTGGCACACTCTTCTGACTCGGCAAGAAGCACAATAAACATATTAGGATACAATTTAAAGTATCCTCTATCTAAAAATACGTTCCTACCGAGAGCTGTAGCTATCAAGGATATACCTACCCAGAAGTGAAATATCTCAGGTGACTCCATTCCTTTAGTGAAGTCGAGATAATGCCGTAGCCAGCTGCCTTCAAACTTTCTTGGTATACTCACAGCATCACCTCTTTCTAATCATTATAATGTTCATATACTACCTTAATATCTTCCCTTTCAATTATAATACAGTGCACTCTCTTATGTGCACCTTCCTTACTCTTTGGAAGTATTATAGAATACAAGCCCCTTTCACTATTCACCTGTACTACATCCCTTGGTCTAACGATTACGTTCTTACTTCCATCACTTAGTACTATCCACGTATTGCCTGTAAGAGAATACACCGGATAATACATGCTTATCTTGTCATCCATCTAACTCACCTCCCATTTATATTTATAGCACTCCACTGGACATTCTCCAATATAGCTTAAAAAGTCCTTAGTTGAATGTGTAGAAATGTATAATAAGTTCTTACTACGTTGCCTCGTAGCAGATATACCTATATTAGCGAGCTGTTCTACTAACCAGTCCACGTCATCTATAGAGAAAGAGCATGTTGATATCTGGATACAGGGGTGGCGATTAGAGCGCAATAAATTCCCGTCCCCTATATACCACTGCCTACACGTTATAGGAGTAAAATCTAACAAAGTCTTAGGTATGCACTTTTTGTTACGATACCACATATTGCGAAGATGCTTTAACTCACAATAATAGCAAGACTGATAGTGATAAACACCGTTTTGGGTAAATCCCAAGAAAGTTTTATTTATCTTACCTGACTGCATTACTCCAAAAGAGCTCAACATTCTTGATACATAGTTAATGTACTCTAAATACTTTGAGCTGTATACGAATTTTGCTGTAAGTACATTGTGGGATACCAAGCACCCGTCCCCAAGTAGCTCCCCATTTATCCAATCAAGAGCTTCATTACTTAAGATACAATGTTTAAATCTTACTCCTCCCATAATAGTCCTTTCTCAACTTACTTCGTTCCAATTCATACCATGCTTAGTATTCACAGGTATTCTTAATATTTTATCACTTATCCGAATAGGGATAGTCATACATTCTACCATTATATACTTCATGTTTTTTATAAACGTACTATCAGTCATAGTTCCTGTAATTGGTACTTGTATAACTACTTCGTCATGTATGTTTAGAAGTATATTGCAACTCTTCGGTAGCCTTCTATTCAACTCTATCATACCCATAAGTATTACATCTGAGACTGTAGACTGAGGTATATAACTATAAGCCTGCCGAAGTAAAGCATTGTTCCATCTACCAAAGAATGTACGCCTTCTCCCCATGGGAGTTTCCAGCATACGTACCTTCCTAAGTTTAGCTTCTATCTCCATTTGCCACATCCGTATTCGTGGGAAGTTGATATGGTACGAGTTAAGTTTCTCTTTGCTATCAGCAAAGCTAAGTCCTGATATCTCACTAAGGGTCATAGGTCCCATACCATAGTTGCATGCATGACTAATATGTTTAGCTAGTTGCCGTTGTTCACGAGTAACATCCTCCACTTTAATATCGAATACAATACCAGCTACTACCTTAAATACATCCTTTCCAGAGTTAAATGTATTTATAAGAATGGTATCGTTAGCTAACCAAGCTACTACTCTCATCTCAGCTTGAGACAAATCAGCAGATATAAACATATACCCCTCGTCCGGGATTACTATCTCTCTACATATACCCTTTGGTACATTCTGCAAGTTCATACCGGAGCCAAATCTACTCATCTTAGACGCTAATCTCCCTGACTCAGTTCCATACAACACGTAAGAGCATCTTATCCTATTATCTTTATCCACGATAGCGGTTAGATACGTAGAGTATACCTTCCTCACTTTCCTTAGCCTTTCTATATAATCAAATACCACGCTAGGATACTTAGCAGCGAGCCTATGTAGGGATTTGACGTTTGTAGTAACTCTTCCGCTCTTCCTATTGTACTGCTCAGGAAGTCCTAACTCATCATAAAGGAACTCAGCCATCTTTTTAGGAGAGTTCACGTTAAGTGTATGCCCCACTGCTTTATCCCATTTCGCTTGGAGCATCTTTATTTCTTCCATCGTGGATGCAGCTGCTAAGTGCTTCTTGTTTAAATTTACTCTAAGTCCCTTCGTCTCCATATCTAGAAGTATACCTAGTATAGGATGGACTACATTTTTGTATACAGCCCAAGTTCTAAACTCTATCAACTCTTCCTTAATCTTTAAAGCACACTCATAAGTTATCATACAGTCGAGGGAATTGTACTCGTAGTATTTGCTTCTAATCATATCTTTATAGTAAGGCTGGTCAGTATATATTGAGCAGAGAGTAGCTAAGCTTTTTGGCAACTCAGGATATACACAATGGAAGGCGACCATGGTATCAAGCCATAGATTTTTTACCTCAATACCTACAGTAGACCTAATAAAGAACATATCGAAGTTAGCATTCTGTCCTATCTTTTTTACATCACTTTCCAGAAGTTTCTTTATAAGTTTCCAGACAATTTTCTCGTCGGTCTCCGACCAGTTAGAAGTTTCGAACATATGAATGGGCACTACAAAAGCGTAGGACTCACTTGTAGCAAAGCCTATGCAGCTTATCTGATTATTACAAGTCTCGATATCAAATGCTATATACTCAGCTTTAAGTGCTCTCTTCACTTCTGTCTTAAGTCGTTCAATGCTTTCAATCTTGTGGAATAATCTAAGTGTAAACTTATGAGTGGGACTTTTTGCTTCTACTTTAATCCTCTCTAAGTCTACCAACGTAAGTGGAGCCCAGTCCCAATTCCGCATTATAGCTGCAGGATGGATTACGGGTACTACCTTCTGACCAGGGACTAGCGTGGAGAATAGTATTGAGCCTCTGTACTTAGTAATACTTCTTAATCCTGTGATAGCTCTGAGCGCTTCATTCCCTAGTGGTACTACTACATTAGGATTTACCTTTTCTATTTCTCCCTTCAACCTTTGTATACCTTCGAGAAGAAACTTTGAAGGAACCTTTCTACTTTTATCTTCGTAGAACTTTCCAAAGTCGTTATTAATTGGTCTGTCTACCATTACATTAGTAAGGTAGCAATCACTTCTTAATATCATAGCTTGAGATAGGAGTTGGTTTAGTATTTTACCCGCTCCTCCTACGAAAGGAATACCCTGCATTTCTTCATTTCGTCCTGGAGCTTCGCCCACAAACATAATTTTAGCATCAAGAGGACCCACTGGTTTTACTATCATATTTACTCCTCCTTTCTTTGCATCTCTACAAACCACGTGCCATTATTAGTTTCTACATACAAAATACCGAGCTCATCATCAAATGATATAGTTGTCCAGTCATAAACAAAGTCCCAGTCTGTGGTATCACTTGCAAAAAGAGTACCAAGACCATAATGCTTCCATCTTAAATCATTAACTATCTCTATAGTCTCATCACTTAACCCACTTGCATCAACTACTGATAAGATAGCAAGTCCAATAAGACACAAGACAATAATAATGAAACAGGTGATAATAACTGCACGTATAGTATTATTACTCATCTAAAGGCTTCCCTCTTTCCTTAATTTCCCTTATCCTATCTAATATAGCTAGATAATGTTTCTCACTTTTCTCTATACATATAGGCTTTCTACCAAGGGATATACAGGCTTCCAGAAACGAGCCCCCTCCTGCATAGCAATCAAGTCCTACCTCACCAGGTAAAGATACAGCATTAATCCATGCAGACATAAGGGCTTGCGGGCGTTCAAGAGGATGCTTTTTAAATTTATGAGGGACTCTTTTGTAGGTAAACATGTTAGGTGCAGTAGAGAATAATTCCCTTCTCCCTTTCATACACCAAAACGCAGGTTCATAAGCATAAGGGAAGTACTTACCACTTGAAGGTGTGCTACCTGTTATCTTATTCCAAATTAGTGGAGTAGGGTCGACAGTAAATCCAGCCTCAGTTAGCATTTGAAATATCTCTGTATAATGACTATTTGCGAAAGCTATAATCATATGACTATCATTCTTTAGAACCCTATACAATTCTCCTATTGTCAGTCTAAGGTTCTCCAACACTTTATGAGGACTATCTTCATAGCCCGCATCCTTTACCGCTTTAGCTTGCTTAGCCTTCTCATCTAGCTCCACGCCGAAAGGTGGGTCAGTTACACAGAAGTCAATAGACTCATCTTTCATCTTCTTAAGTTCTGTATAGCTATCCCCATGTATTACTCTTGGGTCAGTTGAGAATTTTCCCCTTTTACTATACTCCTTCATCATCAAATCATCTTTCATCCTTTGGTACTTGTTAAATGCTACAGTCTTGCTTTTCTCTTTCGCTAGCTCAGGAAACTTTTCTAAGGCTTCAGCAAGTATTAAGTCTTGCGATACCATGCCTTGGCTTTTACCTAAAGCCATAGCATGGTCTTGCCTACCATATCCATCGCTATCGTGACCTTTAACTCTAGGCCCATACAATTTAACCCTTAAATCAAAAAGCGTCTTGTTAGCGGTAACTACTTCAGGCCAGTTTAGGTCTTTACGTTTTAAATTCTCTTCAAGCTCAAGCTCTTTCTTTTGAGCAGCATCTAAATCTTTCTTGTAAGTTACGTCTATTTCTTTCAAGTCTAAGAACTTGTGAGCACGTAGTCTACGTTCACCGGCTAATAAGTTCAGGTCTTCGTCCACTACGATAGGATGAAGGAGACCAAACCTTTGGATAGAAATAGCAAGTCCTTGTATATCTCCATAGTCCTCTCTACATCGTCGACCTACTTTAATATCTTCTATTTTTATTTTAGACACTAATTATTACCTCCTTTACATCATCAAAGATTTTTAGTTTTTTCTTAGTATAATTCTTTATTTGCTCAACTCGAGCTAGTCCATCAGCAACAGGAACTTCAACTTTAATCTTGATAGTTCTAGTCATAAGTGATGGGAAGAACACTTCTTCAATACGTCTTATTAGGTCAAACTCACAGCTGTCCCTCTTGATTGCTTGCCACATTCTTATTATCTTTATAGCATCCTTTATATGAGTAGGAGTATAACCAATACATCTACTATCATGTTCTAAAGTCTTTATAATCTCATCTATATCTACCATATTTTCCTCCTTATTTATATAATAAGCAGGCTGGAGCAAAGCTCGAGGAACTTAAAGTAACATATGGAGGCTCCTCTACGAAAGCTCCAGCCCGCGTGTTTACTTTCAAGCGAGGGACGTCGTTGGGGGTCACGCATAGATAGCGTTTAACATCCCTCGCTGACAGACTTCTATGAACTTAATAGAAGTCTATGCTGGTAAGAAACCATCTA